GCTTGCGGTAATTCTTTTGCATTAAGTTCATCAGCTAGTAAGTTCATCGCTGAGTTCAATGTTGGCGCACCCTCGACTTGTACGACTTCTTGGACATCTTTAGGGTTTTCTATTGTCCAGGCATCTGCTACTGGTTCTGGGAACTTTTCTTTGAGGATTGGTTTTTCAGGTTGCGCGCTTCCGCTTCGTCCTGCCACTGATACTTTGACCATTTCCTCTCGGGAAGGCCGTCTGCCTTTAGTAGCAAAACCTGCATTCGCAAGTGCTCTGCCGATCGCACTAGTCTCGCAGTTTTCAAGTGCACTAGTGGCATTAACGCCGCGATCAGAATCCTTCTCTTCAGCAAACCCAGTCGAGTATGCGACTTGGTCGAGATAAGTGCGGTAGAGATAGGCTTTAACAACATATCTATGAGCTTCACAAACTTCCAATTCAGTTGATACCCGTCCATCGGGAAACTCCTTCCAAAACTTTTCCAGTCGGCTCTCGACTGTTTCATAATCAGCTAGGTTAAACGCCATGATCGATCTCCTCTTGCTTCACTAAAAACTCGGCTTGCTCGGTTAAAGGCCAGTGAGATCCATCTGGCCAGATTGACACCCAGACAGCACAAGGCTGGCAATAATGTCGGTTGATCCCTTTAGACTTAGCATGCTGACTTACCACAGTCCAAAGAGCTAGTGTTTTGCCTTTGCCATTAGGGTGATCTTGACCCCAACGCATCTTGCAGTAATCACACCATTGACCGGGCTTGGCCTTAGTAACTGTCAAGGTCTGTCCAATCAGTTGATGTAATAGAGCCAGCGATTGCAGAGTACGAACAGATGTCTTTGTAACTGTCTGGGTGGTTTGCCGTTGTTTTAATTCGCGAGATTTTGGTGAGGATAAGACAGATTGCGACTTCGTGTGGCTCGATGTTTTTGTCAAGATACACACTCCAGAGTCTTGCGATTTGAATGTGATTGAGAGTTGAATCGCCGTACTCACTACCTCGCTCGACGAGGAGTTGCTTGGCTTCATCGAGGATTTCACTGGCCTTCACTCTGACCAGAATGTGTGTCGAGCGACCGAACGGCCGAGTGCGTAGCCTTCTTCTTTACCTTCTTTGAATCCCATGCCATATCCAGCAGCTATGCCAACAACTAAAAACGCTAACATAACTAGATAAAAATAAAGATCTGTGTTCATTTTAGCCCTTTCCATCGAGTCAACGGTTGACTGATAAGGCTTAAGGTACAGGTTACCTAGGACTTAGCAATCACCTTTTGATAACGAAACGGTAACAATTCTGCGTCGTCCATGTGGTCATCGATGTCGCGCTTAAGCGGATTATCGAGATCGTCCATACCTTCGACCGTTAACGGCAAATGTCCCGTCCTTTTCTATGTGAATGATTGATACCTGGACACCTTTAGCATCTTCTTCAAGAATCAAAAATGCCTGTTGCCAGTTCATTGTGCCTTTAGTGTAAGCAGCCTTGCGAATGTCCATAAGATGTCCACCCTCGAAGCCACGCAGAATGCGCCCTAATTTGCCCCCAGAAGCCTCTGTAAAGGCCGATTGGCCAGCGCGGTGAGTGTGACCACAGATCACGCTTAGCCCATGCCTACGGGCTGCTTCTAGGGCTGTAAGGCCAGGCGTGGGTTTAATGGCTTGTTCATCACCATGCACTGCAACATAACCTTTAGCAATAGCAAACGGCTTCTTATGATAAGAGATTCCCAGTTCATCGAGCTTCATAAACTTTTCAAAGCGCAACTCTGGTAATGACAAGAATGCAGGGATCTTGTTCATGATCACGTTGTAAAGCCGATCAGTATGGTTTGACCTGATCATGTGGGCTTCTTTGGCATGCTGGGTCAGTTCCCAAAGGACATTGACCGTCATGTCTCGATCACTAGCTAGTGTTTGCTCGTACCAGCCTGGTTTATTTTCCGTCCATCGGCTGATTTGTGGGAGATCGATTTCATCTCCAAGAGTAACGACAGCATCGGGGCGAATCGCTTTAATAAAACTCGAAACATTTTTAACTGCTATTTCATCGTGATATGGGACTTGTAAGTCTGGAACTACGATGGTTCTTTTCATTAATCCTCGTCATCGTCAGGATAAAAGTCCGGCATTCTGCTGGGATTATCGTTGATGCGTTTAGGCAGAATCCAATCAGGATATGAATATGGATCCATCAGCAATGACATGCAGATATCTGTGGCAAAGCCAGCCTTGCGCAATGCCTTGTAATACTCATTAAGACCAATGCAATACGCTTCTAAGGGCGTATAGCCTTGATCCTCTAATGCCTTTGCTTTGCGCGGAGCCATGGTTTATTTTAGCGTTCTAAAAGTATGTTGTAAATCTCATCAACGCGTGTGTTGAGTCGCTTGATCTCGCTGAGTAAGTGTGTGATCACATAACCAGCCAATCCACCGATTGTCACAAGCGTGGCAATATAGAGCTGAAAGAACTCGCCCTGTGTCATTTTCTTCCGAGTTCATCTTTAGGATCCAGGTATCGCAATACTGGTGGAATGATCGATGCAACACCAGCGGCGATAAGAGCCTTAGGCTCAGTGACACCAGCTGCGTACATAGAGATAACTGCAACCAAGAATGCTCTGCCCCATGAGCCTAACGCGTTTTGTAGATCTTTCATTGTGATCCCCCGATCATAGGTATTTGAAGAAACTCACCATTAAGGTCAGCCGCTTTCGTAAACGAGATATGGCAGTGTTGCGTGTGTTTGTTGATGCCTGTGTATTTGCGCCACTTCCATTTAAGGATTGGGCTTGCGATCTTTCCATCGAAGATGATGTAGCTGATGCGCTTTGACTTATCAGACTTTGCAAAGACACGAATCTGATCCGCAAGATCTGGCATGAGGTCTGGTTTAGCCTTGCCTGAAAGATCTCGATCGACATCGATGGCACGAACCCAGCCGTTAGCATCAGGATTGTGATCTGAAGGGCGCGCGCTGTGTCGAGTATCGCCGATCCAACCATCAGAAGTTCGATCTCGATCTCCGAAGGTGTCGTCAATCTGTTCTCTTAACTGGATCGCGCACTTGGATAGTCTTGGCTTCATTTGCCTAATTTAAGACCAGTTGGAATTGACTTTGAGTATTCCCATTTTTGTATGTATGCACCTTTGCCGTCAGAATCATCCCATAATGCAATACATCCATTTACGCCGAAATTATCAATAGTTAATTCAGGATAAACCGCAATAATCTCATCATATAAACTCATTTTTATGCTCCTAAATAAGTGACTTGAAATGAAGTAGCGTTTGTATAACCGCTGTTAGTTGCCCAAATATCAAGCGCACCGCCTGATGATTGATAAGCTCTGATTTCAACATAATCGGTGGCGACTAAACCAAAAGTTCCCGAAATGGCAATAGTTAATGAGCCCTCTGCATCCGTTGTAACGTATTGCAAAACTGTTGTACCATTTTTGTAAATTTGAAGTTCTCGGCCGCCTGTTGTATTTGAAGCAAATTCTACAGTTGCTTGAATTAAATACTTACCATCATAACCTGTTGGAATTGTCATCCTTGTATTGTTCGATGAAGGATTGTGAAAACTATTGCTATCTAAAATGTCAGTACCATCAAATGTAACTGCAGTTAAAGTAGCATTTGCTAAAGATTGGTTAGCAGTCTTAGTAGCGTTCGCACCCACGAATGTAGGTGTAGAACCGCCAACTGCTGTCCATGCTGAACCTGAATAATACTGTGTAACATTTGTATCTTTAAGATAGCAAAAATTGCCTTCTTGTGGGCTAGTTACAGCCGCATCGCGAGCAGCAGCTGAAGCAAATGTCCAGACTCCCTGCATGAGGTATCCGTTTGTGTCTGCGGCTGTGAGAACATCACCTGTGGCGAATGTCTTGAAGCCTAATGGTGCTCCCATTTGATCTCCTTAGTAAGAAAGGGTGCTGGTTCCCAGCACTCCATATAATGTTGAATCAAGTATAAACGAATCTATGATTGGTTCAAGTGTGGTCAGAACAGTTTTCCAGTTACTTGGCTTGATGTCGTGTGACACGCCAAATACCTGCAAAGTCTTGGTTAGGGTTGATGAACCCGGTTGAGTTGTGGTTACTGTTATTGGATCAAAGAAGTCAAGATCCAAAGCGGCAGTGATGCCAGCATCGTAATTATCAGTGTAGAGATCCAGAGTAACTGCATCGCAACGAATCGATGTTTCTTGCCTAGAAGCCAAGAATGCTCGAGCATTGTCAAGAGCTTCTGTGTCGGTTTCCATCAAAAGGTTCTGCTCTTGATATGAGTGCAGAAAATACTTATCGATCGAGTCTTGATTGCTCGCTACCTGAGCTGTGCCGCCTGTGCGAGTAACGCTGACCTTGTTAAATATCAGCGTGTCGTCAAGTTTCCATAAAGCGTTGTTGTATGAGATACCAGTGCCATTGTCATTAAAATCAATTGGAGTGCCAGCCACGCTAGATGAAGTAAGTTGGCGGTCTTGGAAAACTACGTTGCCAAATCCGTCCATATACAAAGAACCATATTCAGTGCTGGTGACTGTCTGCATTGCAGCTAAAGAAGTTCTTAATGTGCCAGGATCTGCCTGGACAATCGTTTGCCCCAAATCAACGTCCCTCATACCAGAAGGCCAGCCGATCGCATCAAGGATTTTGCCAATGCGAGTGCCAGTAGTTTGACCAGCTGTAGCAGAAGCCACTGTGGTTATTTGAGCGTTTTGGAATAATCTGAAGCCATCAACCGCTTGAATGGTTGTGTAAACAATTTCACCGACATCGCGAGGGGTAGTCGTATTATAAGAAGTTATGTACCCAGCAAAGATTGGGTAAGTAGTGCCATTCCAAGTTGCAGTTATAGTTACCTTACGCATTGGATTTAGCAAGTTGTAATAAGGACTTGCTGGGTTCATCGGGTTAAAGTCGCCATTCTGATCAATGATCCGAAGGCTCATTGTGCCAGTCTGGAATATGTCTGAAAGAGCTGTGCGACCGCGCGTGGTTTTGATCGAATCTACCTGATTAGATACATCGACCGTGACCGCTGTGCTGTCAGCAAGAGCATTGACTCCCAACACGCCTGAATCAAGAATCATAGGCGAGGCAAAGCCAGCACCTGTTGAAAAGTTGATGATGGCGTTAATTACTGGGATTGTCACCCTTCATCACTCCTAATACCACCAGGGCGAGTAACGCTTAAGCCTTGAGTGTTTGCAGTTACTACTGCATCGTTTACAACCTTGACTAGTTCTTGTTGAGCAATTACCGATCCTTCAACATTTACAGTGACTGTAACTGGTGCTTGATTCTGTGGAATAGTGCCTTGCAAATAACTTGGCAGTGAGAATCCATATAGATCAGACATACCGCCAAGGCCCGCAAATTGGTTGTTAGTCGCTGGCACTGTCGGAGTTGGCTCAACAATAACTGGAACTGGTACTTTATTTGTTGGTGGTATTTTTGGAGTTTCAATTACAGGAGCAAGATCCTCAGGCTCTAAAGCAAGCACTCCACCACCTGGCTTACGAACAGTTATAGCTGTCGCACCGCCTACTGTACCTAGAAGTGCTGCGATTGCTGTCAGACTTGTTAGCATTTCAGTGAAAGGATTGGTTGGCGGCTTGATAGTATTAATCTGCCCTTGCAGGGCTGCTGTGGCTCGCTGTGAGGCTTCTAGTTGCTTCTGTAATTTATTGGCTAAATCAAAGTCTTCATTGAGAATTGCGCGCTGTAATTGAAGGCGTAGAGTTTCTTCATCTGTAATCTTGCCTTTAAGCGCGGCTTCGATCTGAATCTTGTCGATGTCAAAAATTGATTGAGCCTTGGCTAGTTTGGCTGCATTAGAAGCTGCTAACTGATCGGCCTTAGTCTTTGCAGTAGCTGCTGCTTTATTGTTCTTATTTTGAATGGCTAATAACTTCTTTTGACTTGCTTCATACTTTTGAAGATCCATGTTAGATCCGCCAGTCATGGCAACATTGCCCATGCCTTGGAATCCCTTGATAGCCTTGACTAATTCGGCTAAACGCTGTGGGCTAAATCTGCCAAGCAGATCACCTAAGCCACTTGCTAAAAATGTAAAGATTCCAGCACCCGGTATCGAAGCCAGTTGGCCTTTAAGATAAACAACAGAATCAATAAAGTTAGCCAGTGACTTGGCAGCACCTTCGATGCTGGTGCTTAAATTGTCAATGCTCTTGTCATTGCCCAAAGATGTCAAAGCACCTATAAGGCTTGTACCAATAATCTCTTTAGCATTGTTTGAAGCAATACTTAACTTGTCAATCGATCCTGCAAACGAATCAGCAGAAGCCTGAGCAGAACCAGCAAAGGTAACAGCCAGTTGATCTGTGATCTCTTTGAAGGACTTAGTCTTTAGATCGGCCTTGGCAATACCAACGCCTAACTTGCCTAAACTTGTGTTGTTTCCTAAATAGGCCTTGCTTAGCGCGGCTACTACGGATTCAAGATCTCTACCTGTGCTTGCTGAAATATCTAAAGCAATGCCAAGAATGCGCTGGGTTTCAGCAGTGTTTTTAGTGGCAATCGCTAGGGAAGCATAAGCAGGGCGCAGCTTGTCATCGACTACGCCAAACTCAGATTCGAGTTTCTGAATATAGCCTTCAGCAGTCGCTGCATCGCGTTCTAAGCCGACATTCTTAAGAGCCAAGGCTAACTGCTTCTGGGCTTTAATATCCTCTGAGGCAGCCTTCACAGAGGCTTTGCCATAAGCTAATACAGCAGCAGTGCCAAAGGTTACGCCGAATGTACGACCAAGGCTTTTGACACTTTTTTCTAAACTTGTGGTGGACTTGCCAGCCTTATCAAAGGCTTTCTTGCCAGTAAACTCAGCTGCTAAATCAATTAGAATGTTTGGCATTATCCAACCACCGTTGCTCTTTGGTTCAACTTAATCTTTGCTTTTTCAATGGCTTTCAATACGCCATCTTGGGCTTTGCCTTGATCTTCTTCATAAGCACGATAAAGCGCACGACCTTCTAGCTTGCCAGTGCCTTTCATTACAGATGGATTCTTGCTGTTTAGATTCTGCACGAATCTTGAACCTGGAGTCTTGCGCCCAGCAGTTTCATAGATCGCACCAGCAGCAGTCTTATTGAACAAACGCGCTAACGATCTAAAGCCACGGCGATTAGGTTTTGAAGGTGTTGTCTTGTAACCAATGCCAGCCTTGACCATCGAAGCGTTATAGGTAGGGAATCTACCTTCACCCATTTGTCGAGGCTTCCAGCCACTCAGAATCTGGCTTTCAGAAGGCGCATAGCCCCTAGCTGTCTTTACAACAGGCTTAAGGGCTATCGCCATTTCTTTAGGTAATTGCTTGGCTAAATCAGGTGTGAACTGCCTCAAGGCTTTACGAAGTGCGACTGCGCCCTTTACTGCGACTGGCATCTTTCATCTCCTTGTTTCGATCTTTCATAGCCTGTAATAAAGCCTTAAACATTCTCGAATCAAGTTCGAGTAAGTCATTAGGCGCGATCTTTGTTTCCAGACTTAATCTCGCGACTAAGTAAGTGAAAGAATCACGCCCTATAATTCCGGGTCATCATCGAGGACTTCCACTTTTTGAAGTGTGTCCAAGAAATCTGCACCAAACATTTTGACAGTTTCACCGCTACGGCGAATGCACTCCCAAGCCAGCCAATACACATCACTCTGTTTCTCATCGTCACGGAAGGCTTTATGAAAGCCTTTCTTGGCGTAAACCTCGAATGCGTATTCGATCGATGGGGTTATCTGATGATCAGATACAGAGCCATCTGCCCTTGTGATCTTTAGCTTTGCCATTCTTTTAGCCCTTTTCTTTAGTAGTTAGATTATGACCAAGTACCAGTTGAAGCAGTTGTTGTCTTGCTGTTGCAAGTAAAGGTTAGATCCATCATACCTTCATCGCCAACCGCGCCGTTAATGTCTGTTAGGTTATCAACCAAGATTGTGCCTGAGTAAAGCAAGTTAGTTGCTGATACAGCAGCTGATGAATCTTGGATTGCTTGCCATGCGATAGTTGTGCCGTAAGCAGCCTGGAGTGTTGCTAGAACATTTGCTGCTGCTGTGTCGTTTAGGAATGACACTGTAAGGCTGTCTGCTGAAAGACCGGTGACGAACTTGTGAGCTGTGTCGCCCATAGCAGTAACTTCGATCTGATCTGACTGACGATTAAGTGTAAATGCAGTTACATGATCTGAAAGATTAATCGTTGCCAATTTCAACCCGACCTTGTTATTTAAGAAAATTGCCATGATTATTCTTCTTCCTTCTTAGTAGTTACTGGCTTTGCTGGTGCATCGGTGATCTGACCAATCTTCTTCAAGAAGGCTAGATCCTCTGGTGTTAGGTCTGACATGTTAACTCCAACTTGTTAGGATTGATACGGACATCTCGCAGCTGAGCAGATCACCTGATGCAGCATTGAGAACACTTGGGGCAGATACACTGCCTACATTATACGTCAAAGAACTAGCAGCTAATAAGTTAAACACTCTAACTACGTTAGTTTCAATGCCGTTTAGATTGCCTTCGTTATCGAATAAAGGCACTGTAATAATAATCTTAAAATTAGCCAGCGGACTTACTGTGTTACGAGCATTGTTGCTTGGCGCAAGATACGGATCGTCTGGGCTTACGATAACTGAGTTCGCTAATACAACGCTTGGCGGAAACGCGAATGTCTGCCAAAGTGAGTTATCAACTAACGCTGTTGCCAGGGTAGTTCGTAGAGTGGTAACTGATGCTGGCATTAGCCCACCATTGAGCGAGGGTCTAGCGCGTGCGCGATCAATCCTCTTACCTTAGCGAGCAGCTGTGCTGACATTCGATAAGGTGAGGGCTGGAAATCTACGGAGTTAGAACCAGTTAAAGTGCTGGTTCTCGCTTGCCAGATCTCGACAGCTATCATGAGAGCCGCATTCTGGATAGCCATGTCGGCTGTCCAATCTGTTGATGGACTAATTGTTACTGTGCCATAAGGCCTGACCGCATGGCGTGGCTCAGCTGCTGGTGTGCCTGTTATTGCATAAGAGATTGAATAATCGTCAACGACTGTAATTGTCTTTGATCCATTTAGATGGGATTTGTTGTTAGTTACAACAACCGTTTGACCTACATAAAATGTATTTTTTACAAGTGTGTCAAAATAAAGAGTGCCTACTGTGGTGGTGTTGCTGTGTTCTGTGTTGAAATGAGTATCTGCCCAAAGCATTGGGAGTAGCACTGCATCTGATGCATCGCAGACTTCCTGAATTGTTGCATCTGGGTACAGCGAGCCAACGCCGAGAACGCTCTTGAGTTCAGCTACTGTGCAGAGTGACATTCCAATTCCTTTCTAAAGACCAAGAGGGGGCAAGGGCTATGCCCCCTCTCAGCGACTTAGTGGGCTTACGCCTTGTTGTTCTTGAATGCGCCAGCAGCAACCTTAGTTGCGATTGCGCCGAAGCCGTAGTAACCGATGGTTACTTGACCTGCTGCTGTTGATTCTGCGCGTAAGCGGTATGTAGGGCTTTCGTACCATGTGTAAGCATCTGGGTTAACGATGAGGATTGTTCCATCGCCATCGCCACCGTTTGTTGGATCGACATAGAGGTTAAGTCCTGCAACATTACCTGTTAGTGATGTTGGGGCTACTTGACCGCCAGCGTTCATTGGCTGTGATGCTGTGTAGATTGGGCGACCTGCATCGTTAAGTGACATGATGTTTGACCATTGTCCTGTTGATACAACCATGTTGCGAGCAAATGGGTTAGCTAGTCCTGCTGTTGCTCCGTAAACAGAAGCAGATCCGCGAGCAACAATTCCAAGCAATTCAGCTGCTGTTGGGTATGTCGCTACTGTAGTTGCATCAAGTGATGCGCCTGAGATAAGTGCAGCGTTTACTGCTGCGTTTGTTGTCTTTGCGTAAGCCGCTGCCATGTTGCGCACTAGCTCATCAAAGAATGCTGGAGAAGTACGATCTAGAAGTTCAACAGAGAATGTCTGTTGTCCAGCATACTTCTTAACTGTTACTGACAAGAACGCTGCGTTCTGATCTGTATCTGTAAATGCTGCACCTTCTGCAACTTCACCGACTGCTGGCATTTGTGTGATCTTTGGGATCTCAAATGTCATACCGGCATCTGGAAGCACTCCGCGAGAAATTGCATCGATCGATGGGCGGATTGTTGTGCCAAGTGGGTTGATGATTTCATTTAATTGACGAGTTGGTACAAGACCAGCGTTGTCTGTTGTGTCATCTGCTGCAAGTAGGTATTGACGAGCTGACTCATCGCCTAGTGCTGCACGAATTGTGTTTTCTGCATACTTAGCAGCTGTTACTTCAATGCGTGGCTTTGTGTAAGCCATTGCTGTGACAGTTGGGCGAGCAGCTTCGACCGCTGGTGCTTCAACTGGTGTTGCTTCGACTGCTGGAGTGGTGTTTTCCACGGTGGCTGTCTCGCTTTCTGTTGGTTGGGTTGATTCTTCTACAGCAGATTCTTCTGCTGCAATATCAGTAACTTGAGCTGACTTAAATGCTGGCTCAGTCACTAAACTTACTTCGACCAAGCGAGCAGCGGATACATAAGTCACGCCGTCCTTGATCTTTGATTTTAGAACTTCTGCACCGATGCTTAATCCTGATTGCAATCCTTCTTCTGCAAGGATTAGGGCTTCTGTGCCGCGCTGTGAGCGACTTACAGAAAAGACTGCATCAATTGAGTTTTCTGACTCTGAGAAACTGATTGCACGACCCAAAGGCTTCTTAGAATCGTGTTGGTTTAATAGTTTGATGGTCTTAGGATCTGGGATCTCGATTGATCCAGAGGCAAAGATAACCTTGCCCATGTTGGTAGATCCTGCTTCAATGTTAAGAGGCACGATCTTGCCTGAGATAGTGCGATTGGCTGAATCAGCTGTTAGTTCAGCTGCGAAGGTGATTATCTGGGTCATTGCATTCCCTGACTTCCGTTAGGTGTTAGATCTGTCATTGCCATTGCTTGTTCTTGAGTAATAAGTTCAAGAGTTAATAGTTTTTCGATAACTGCCAGTTCTTGTAATGGATCAGTTCTCAAGAAGTTCTTGTCAATGTCAAATTTAACAACATTGCCGCGAGCTGTAATGTCGTCCATTGATAAACGATCTTCAATGGCTGTGATAAATGGCTGCAAAGATAGTGTCAAGAATTGCTTGCGCTCATCTTGAACATTTGCATAAGTCATTGAATTATTTTGATCTGCCGATACATAATAAGCAGGGACATTGCAAAGGCGCGCAATTTCAGTTGCCAGGTTGAAAATTGCTTCTCCGTACATCATCTCTTTCGGTGAGAATGACACTGGCTTATATTCTAAAGTGCTTGTTAGATAAGCAGTAGAACGATTGTTGCGAGCAGTGCGCCAAGCAGCTAATAATCCTGAAACTTCTTTAGGATCAAGATCCGCACCGGTATTTTTAATATAACCAGTTGCCATTGGAGTTGATGCAGCAATCGCTGCTGCCTTCTGGACATCGATAGCCGCGCGAATTGTTTGAATGCCTGTGTTCAAGATACCTGGAAGCAAAGATTGGAAAGTAATCAAACTACCAAGGCCGTCCATTGGAAGTGTAGTTCCATCAACTGCGTAAGACTTAACAAAAGTGTTAGTGCTATCTAAAGTCGCAGTTACGCGATTGTTAGCGATCCACTCAAAGCGAGATGGTCGTCCATCTTCATTGTAAACTTCAACGACCTGCCAGAAGGCTTGCGAATATAGAAGCAATGATTCAACTGTGTAAGCGATCGTAACTGATCGAGGTTGAGAATATGAAGGCTGCTCTAACCAGACTGGTGAACCAAGTTCTTCATTAGTTGATTTTCTGTAAAGCTCTAGTGGGATTGCGCCGATAGTTCCAGCTAAAAGATTGCGGCATCTTTGCAACGCTGGTACGGAAAGAGCTTCTTCTCTGCTGACATACGCATATTGAAAAGGCATCGCATAAGGCGAATACTCACCAAGAACTTGAGGGGCATACTGCGCTTCGACAGATGACTTTTTAGAAGGTGATTCTGCGCGCGAAAATATACCCATGGCCTAAATGATAGCACAACCTAGACAGATTGCTAGTATTTGTCAAGTTATAATTTGAGGTTTTGGCTGAGGGATCATCAGCTTCGATACAACCATTGCCAAACCGATTGGGGCTGAAATATCTCCAGCAGACTTTCGCTTAATAATTCGCCATGCTGAGTCGTTGACTTTAGCTGCACAGTTGTTCATCTGCTGGATCAATTCGGCTTGCCCATTGTGGACTATTCGATGATTGACTAAACCTTCCAGAAGGTCGCCACAGGCCTTGTAGAACTGTTGCCCTGATACGTCCTCAATCATAACTCCAGCGTTGCTTAATCGATCTGCAATGGTCTGGGTAGCGTACTTGTCAAAGCAAACTAGGCGCGGTTTATAGATGTCGCACCAACCCTTGATCGATGCAGCCATCTTGAGTTCATCGATGGCGACTTGTGAGCTGTAAGTTTCCAAGATCCCGATGCCAATCCGTCCATCTGGGAGTAGTTGTCCTGCGACCAGTGATCCGTTCCGCCGTGACGGACTGACATCGAAACCGAATACAGTATAAGCTCCTGGACTCATTTCCAACGTATTATCTGAAGTTTCTTCCAATACGCCATGAGGCCAAGGACTTGACAGACTGTCAATCCACTGGCAAAGGGTTTCGGTTCTTGTATTTTCAATCGGACTGGTGGCAATAGCTTCTTCGATCGCATCTTCGGTAATTGTGTAGCCAAGGGAAGGGTTAGCCAAAGCCCACGCAGTGCGATCAGTGATCTTGCAATACTGAGGGGCTGAGTATTCGTAAAAGCCAAAAGACTTTGGCGGATAATCAATAGCGCGTTCTCTAAGGTCATTAAGCACTGTGCTGAAAGCATCGCCCGCATTCGATGTCAGCAGAGTTTGGGAATTAGGGTGGGCTCTGGTGGTTGGAGTCGCTGCCCGGAATCCATCTTCTGTAATCTCTCGAACTTCATCGATGTAGAGCAATCCATTGACTGATCTACCGCGAGAGCCATCGCGAGTAGCTGCTACAACATCAAGCCTTGCCCCAGATAGCATCTCGATCGACTCAGTGCCGTTGGCGTGTCGAATCTGCTTGACGAATCCTTTTAGATGGTCATTCGTTTCCAATAAGTGAGTTACTTGCCTAAAGGTATCTAAAGCCATACTTCGATTTGAGGACATGATCAGGACATTGGTATTCCACTTAATCAAGTGAGCAAGAATCAGCATTCGCGCTAAATGGGTCTTGCCGTTCTGCCTGGCTACCAAGATCAAGTTAGTTTTGCGGATCCAGTTGCCCTTTTTATCGATCGTGAGCATATCTTTGAGAACAAACTCCTGCCAAGGCATCAAAGGCATTTTTACGATCTCGCACAGATCCTTAACATCTTGCAGCTTGTTTTCGCCCTTTAGAAGTGGACTGTGAAGCCTTGGTTTGGTTGCCCCTCGTAGGGCTTTGGATCTTTTGGGCTTATCTGTCATTGACTCGGACTAGGTCGGGTCTTAAAAGGACTATCCAGCATCGGTTCGGACTGCATCGGGGAGATATTGCCAGG